CCATTTTTTTGAAGAACTCATTTACTGAATCGTTTGTTGGGTCCTGTATAGCTATGCCCAAATGTTCCAGGAGTTCCTCTGCCTCGCCTTGCCCACCTATAGCCTCAGCCCACTCTTTAGCGCGCTGAACGCCTTTCTGGAGTCTTGCGTAATGCTTATCTGATGCTCCACTACGCTTGAGACGCTGCGCCAAATCTTCTGGTATACCACGGTCAAGTACGCCAAGACGCAGGAAATGTGTTTGCAGATAAAATTTAAGTTCCTTTTTATCCATCCCGCGTTCGACCAAAGGCTTTATCGCGCTTCGTACACCAAGCCAGTCGGTGTAATCACTCTTCTGAGCTTCGTCCATTGTCCCTGAAAGATAAGCAATGTAATCAACCCATTGATCAGGAACCATCTTTGACCTACTATCCACACTGAACATTTCCTTACATTCAGCTTTCATCCGCGCTTCATCTATCTGGAGATATTCTATCATGAGAAATGCTGTGCGCCTGAAACGGTCTGGATCTGCGCCCTGCTCAGTCTCGCCGGTTTCGCCACCTTCACCCTCTTCCTGTTCGGCAGACTCCAAGCGCCGCCATATCATTCTCCTTTTGTTGTCCCGGTCTTCGTATTCCTCAGCATTTTCCTTTTTCCATTTCCTGATAAATGACGGCCGCCAGAGGTCTTGGGCAATCCCAATTTGCTTACACAGTCGCATGATGGCGTTACTCTTAGCGCCTTCCATTGCGTCACCATAAGACATATACCAGTCACCCTTCTTGTATTTCTGTTCCCCCCATGCAAAAGCCACCGGTTGTCCCTGAATGAACAGATGGAATCCCCACAGTATCGTGTTGTCTACCTCTACAGGTTTCGGAGACTCAGGAACAATAGCCCACTCTAGGCCAAATGTTTCGCACAGAACAACTTTGTACTCCACCGCTGGAAGGTAGACTATCCCATCTTCCCTGATCTCCACCAGATTAGGATCGACTTTAGCAAACAATATGTCACGCTGGTCATCGGTGAGTTTGATCGTGCCTGCTGTTTCCAGCAACATCTCTATAACGTTTGTGGTTGGCACTTTCGTCAACTCCGCCGTCTCAGGTATCGCTAAGTTAGTTTCGGGTGTTCTTGTTTCTTCGCTCATTTTAGCTCCTTTGCCTGTATGTGTTCACCATCGAAGGTGATAGGCTAGTTACTATCATTTATCGCCTCCGCCAAGCGCGACCACAAATTCGATGTTTCTTTACGCCCGCGCGAAGTCTCCGTCTTATACGACTGTACCTCAGCCATAAGTTCCTTAACGAACGTGCGCCAGTTGGCATTCGCTATACGCAGTTCCGCCAACTGCTGCTGCGCTAATAATAACTCTTGAGTGATACTGTCAATTTGACGCTCAAGATCACACTGCATGTCAGCGGATTCCAAGACCCCGCGGTAAGGCTCAAGCTTATTCTCTATATCTGCTTGTAGCCGCTCTCTCGCTCTCTCTGCTGGTGTCATTTTTTCACCTTTCCAATTTTACCGATCAGTGCCTCGACTGTCGTGTTGAGTACCTGCGCGATCACAACTGCCCTATCTGCCGGCGCTTTCTGTCTTCCACTCTCATAATTTGCCACAGAACTGTATTTGATGCCGGTTAGGTGTGCCAGTGATTCTAACGGCATCCCTGCTTTTTCCCTGATCCGTTTCAAGTGTTTCATCTGCTATCACCCCCTATCTGGTTATCCTCATCAGGGCTGGTACGTCCAGCCTACGGCCACGAAGGGTCGTGTCGGATTACAATGCAAAATCCTCTATTTCGACCTCGCCATTATCCCATAGGTCAAGCGGGAAATTGCACCGCGCCACTTCCTCTACTTCCTCTACATTTTTCCCATCTATTCTTATTGAATGGACTTTATCATCAATTCCTATATCATCATCTGCTATTATCCAATATCGTTTTCCGTGAGATGTCTCAAGAAGAATCAAGTAATAGTCATGCAGTGCCATCATCTCAAATCCTTTCTGGGGGCTTGCGCCCCCGTTCAGTGGTCTATTTAGAAGGGTATGTAACCCGCATCGGACTTTTCGTACTCTGCGAGGTTCTTCGAGTCGCTGTCGTTCCACAGAATCTGCCGCGCTGTGGCTTCCTGCTCGTCATCGTCCTGGGGGTAGCTGTCGTCAAGATGGTCGCGCCAGAGGTCTCGCAGTTGCTCGTATTGCGCCTTGAATCTGTCGGCCCTTTGCAGAGCTTTTTCCTGCGCCCTGATTTCCTCGTCCATCTTTGTGATTTCCATTTCCAGGTCGCCAATTACCGCATTTCCCTCAGCCCCGATTTGATCTATCATGATTTGAGTTGTCATTCGCTTTCTCCTTTGCCTGGGTCGTTAAGTAACTTGTTGACTATCTATAGTATACCATAGTATGTTACGAAAGTCAAGAGAAAAAGCAAGGAAATGACAATAAAGCGGCGGTGTTATTCAACGTATGCCGCCCCCGCTACAATCTTCGGGGAGCCGTTATCAAGACGTATTTACGGTTATCCCGCACAGTACTCTGGCGCACAGGGTAGTCTTTCTGGATATGGATATTCTCGCGCTCTCTGCGTGGCTCCTCTTCCTGAGCGGCAAACTCGCCCTGGGTAGTATCTGTATTGACCTCTTCGCGCCATACCTGACTACATGATGCTGTTGTCACTGTGCCACACGAATCGCGCCAGGCGCAACGGTCGCAGACTAACTCGTTTAAAGTGAACATGCCCAAACACGCTATCATAACTCCCCTTTCGTATTAAAACAATCCGTAATTGCAATGTCATTCTGTTAGCAAACGCCATGCAAGCGCAACCACGCCTGGAACCTGGGCGTTGCCAAGGGCTTTAAGTCGGCTTACGCGGTTTGCTGTTCCGCATGTTGTTCTAGCAACGCCATCCTCCCAGGAACCATCCAACCATGCCGTTCTGCCGTATCGTGGATAAATTTGTGGCAATATATACATAGAGTCTGAATATTTACAGGATCGTTGTGGGCAGGAATCCCATCCACATGATGGGCGTGTAGTCTCTCCTTCATTCCGCACGCTTCGCACAGATTCTTCCTGTGCTTTCTTGCTCTCCAATGATATGTTTCCCAGCATATCGGGCGTTTCCTGCTGTTCGCACATTTCAGGCTGCAATATTTCCGACGCCGAAAGACTCCCCGATCCTCCAGCCTGTCGTTGTATCTTTTCCTCCCAAACGCTATCCCGCAATGTTCGCATATTTTCAGTTTCATTTTCCTGTATCTCATTACCAAAACCTCCAAGCCAGCGTTCCCATTCCACATTACAAAACGGTTCCAAGTCAGTCCAGCCTCGCGGGAAGCCCATCAAGAGTCCCACCCAATCAGGATTAAGCTGCCCCTTCTTCGTCCTGTCTTCTTTTCTGTCTTCTATCACGACCACCTGATCCACAAGCCTGATCTGTATTGGATGGCCACCCGCCCCGTGAGTCTCTCCGTTCAGTAGTTTCAGGCAAGGACTCGCCACATTGTTGCGTGTACCCGCATCTGGTGTGCGCCATGTCCTCGCCTGATCCGTCAGTCTGGGTTTCCAACCCTTTGCAAGTGCCTTCTCGCTCTGGTAGTTCCCCGTCGAATCGCTCTTTATCGGCGTTGACCATTGATGCGAGTATCCAGAGTCTTTTTCTGAGATGGGGCGCTCCCACGTCGGCCGCCGATATAATTCGCCATCGAGCATCATACCCGCTTTGGGAAAGGTCGTTAAGTATTCGTCCGAAGTACCCATGACTCCCGCTAATAAGACCTGGGACGTTTTCACACAGCGCATAACGGGGTCGCACTTCCCGAATAACCCTGATGGTTTCGGGCCACATATTCCGGCTGTCGTCTGCCCCTTTACGTTTTCCTGCGACTGAGAACGGCTGGCATGGCTACGGGAAGCCTGCGCTGACAACATCGACATGTCCTGCGTAGGCTTCCGCATATCCCTCCTCGATAAATTGTCGGATGTCTCCGAAGATTGGAGCTTCGTCAAGGTATCCTTCTCTGATTCTTGCTTCGAGAACTTGCTGGCAGTATTTATCCCATTCGACATACCCGACTGTTTTCCAGCCGAGAAGTTTGCTTCCAAGCAATCCGCCTCCTGCTCCAGAGAACAAAGAAAGCTCTCGAAGCTGTTGAACTTCTCCGGCAAATATATCAGACATGACATCACTCCCTCCCTATCGGACTGTTGTGTTTATGCCAGTCGATATAATGCGCTTTATCTGAGAAGAACTCAGGCGCGTCTTTTGGAATAGGGTTGAACATTTGTGCCTCCTGCTAGGGAAAGGCGGTGGTGGGTTAGCGGGTCCTAGCATAAGGCATATGGGATGCCCAACCATAACCCACCATCATAGTCATAATTCTGTTGGGATAGGCGAGTCATGCAATTAACTCACCATGTTTGTATTGTAACACATTGGCAGGGGAATGTCAAAGGAAATGGCAGGATTATGGGTTTATTTCTTTCATTTGTGGTTCTGGCAGCGGTATATCTAACACATTGCAGAATAGAACAGAGAGCTTCCATACTAAGCGGCGCCATCTTATTATCTTCGTGCTGTAAGACATTTCTACGAAAGGTTTACCATCTTCAACTTTAAGCGCTCCGACTTTCACGCTTATGTCAACAAATCCACATCTATAAGTTCCATCGATTTTCATGGCTATCCTCCCTTAAAAAGAACGGCGGCCACTCCCCGGGAGTGCGACAAAGGGGAGAGAATCCCAGGGAGCGCCGTCTATTTGGATTTCAAAAAAGTATATATCAAGGCTAGCGTGGCAGGAATCGCTCCAGCAAGTAAACCCCAAATACCAGATTTAACTTTGAGCATGGCGATCTCGACTCGCATGGATTGTATCAATTTTCCTTGCTCATCGTAACAGTCATTAAGCCGCTCCAGTTCTTTCAGGACGTATTTCCCCCACTCGCTCCAGCCGTTTTGTTTTGCTTCTTCCATTCAGGAGCCACCTTTCCGCGCTGTGGACGCTCTGGCAAACTGGAATACATTTCTCTGATTTCGTCCATCTTGGATTCAGGGACGCACTTAATGTCCTTTATTACGAATTTCTCTATAAGTTGTTTTATCATGTCTTCTACTTTCGACAGAAAAAGTCACCTCCTACAAAAAATGTTTTTTTTATAGAGGTGACTCCTTTTTGTTATACTATGTGATGCTGATGATTCTGCCGCCCGATGTATACACAACATTCAAACGAGTGAACGGTGGATTGCCTACGGCTCGAAATTTTAGACTTGCGGATATTATTGCCGAATTTTTCGGGATGGGAATATTTTGATACCGCAGACCTGTTATTAACCCGTCGTTAGGGTCGCTCTGGCGACCTGCCGCGATAGTATCAGCACCAAACAACAAAAAATCACTCGCAACATAGCCATCGTCCCAGACATGGTTTATATCTGCATCAGTGATTGCTGCCATAACTTATCCCTAATCTATCGTAAAACTAACTCATGCTAGAGTTTTATTATACTGAGTTGTAAACTTTCTAAGGTTAAATTAGTTGCGTCCGTAACGCCTTTCACATGCAGCTCTAGAGTGTTCCCGCTGGTAAGTGCTGCAATCCCGCCGCCCGACATAGAACCTATATCCCCCACTCCGGCTCCGAATTGCCTATGTGTATGCGCAACGTCAACACAAGTAGCCAGGAATGCTGTTCCACCAGACGTGTAAGCCGTATAACCGGTGGTGTTGATATTCGCACCGTTATCATCGTTCAACTCAAAGTCATTTGCGCCAGCACTGGCAACAGTATATATCTGCCCGTTCAACTCCGTCATGCCAGCCACACTCGCTATCTTAACCCTATTCCCATTGCTAAAACTGTGTCCCGTGGCCGTCACTACACCAGGGTTCGCCTGTGTTACACCCGTTATAGTATCGCCGCTAGCCGCTATCTCAAACACATCGAACTCGTAAACCTTATTATTACCAGCACTCTCACCAGATAGATGCACACTGGCTTTATAATCACCCGTGTTCCCGATAGTTATGTTATTGTTGGAAAAGTCACCATTACTCACTACTTCTGGCATATTGGTATCGAATATCGTAACAGGTTCATAAGCGTCTACCAAAAGAATAGTTGTTGCTACCGCATTATCATCACCAAATATACCAGCGTAATCAGGTACGCCAGCATCTATCGATGTTATCTGGAAGTTCGTACCATCATACACAGCAGTCACCACGCTGCCTGACTCAATATAACCGTTTCCCGGATCTCTATCGTGATTCACCTTCAGCGACTTAGCACCCAGGGCATTAACATTCACCGTACATGCGCCAGTATTGGCAGTATTAGCTGTGAACGTTATCAGCATACCTGTTACATACCCGTCGGGGGCTGGGTCCAGGGATATGACGTAAGTATCACTTGCCTCTGCGTCAGCCGCAAAATTATATGAATCGGCAACCAAACTACCGTGAAGGATCGTCTTGCCAACTGACGTGATACGCATTCTTTCCGTAGGGTTGGCATCGTTAATATCCCATGTTAAAAACCGCAAACCAGCATCAGCGCCGCCATGTCCCGAACCAGACCTGGTATGTATCGCTTCTATAGCTGCGGCAATATTAGGCCCAGTAGCTGTCGTATCGTCATTGTAGAATTGGATTCCAGAGAAAATGTCGTCAAAATCCCATGTGCCTTCAGTTGTGTTGACCAACCTGATATACGGTGTTGTGGAATCCGATACCTCAAGAAGCTGGTCTGGATCGTCAGTATTGATGCCGACATTGCCAGTATCGCCTTCAACAACTATGTAATTCGTACCGACAATAAAATCATCAGCAGCGCCAGGCCCCAACCCGAACGAGTGGCGACTATCCGCGCCATACAATTCCAAACCGAACTGCGCGTTATCCCCCCGTAGATAACTTGCCGTCAGCCCGGTAGTTGTAAACGTCGCGCCGCTTGCACGCGAAAAATGGTCGAATATTGACGATATGACAGTTGTATCAATATCCAATGCCGTATAGCCGGTATCACCCGCGCTATTAACGTTCGATATTGATAACCTATCTACATTTTTGATATGGAATCCGTTGAAACTAGTCCCAATCCTGATGTTACTAAAAATGAGATCGTTGATGGCGTCGTTGTGCTCTATCCACGCAAACCAGCCGTCCTTATTAACACTGTCGCCATTCTCTATCCTGAAATCACGAATGGCTATATTCAACGACCGGAGCGACTGGGTTCCTTCATCCCAATAAAAGCCGTACTTCACATGGGCAATGGCGTTGTTCCCTGTAGCTGTAAAATTATATACGTTCTGACATACGAAATGCACACCATAACCGTTGTCCTGATCGCCTGCGTGCATTCTCACATTCTCTAAGTAAAAGTGATCACAATCTATGGTGGAGTTGGCATTGTCGTCTATATATATGGACGTTATGACGCCCGAAAACCGCACGTTGCTTAACTTTATATTGTCTCTTCCCTTGGTCCAGACACCTCTGTTCGTCACCGTATCAGCATCGAAGTCCTCTATGGTCACGTTATTGATCCAGAACTGCGACGCGTCAACTATTTCGATAGCCGCCCCTGTTGCGGTGCTACCGCCATAGAATGACATATCCCTGATCACTACGTTGTATACTATATTAACTCCTGCGTCCCGCTCTACCTTCATCAGGCTCGTATCATCGATCTGGTCATAATGAAACCTCGTGACAGACATCCCATCGCCAGATAGCGTCCAGAACCCGGTAGAGTCCAGAGTAATCGTACTCTGATCCTCGTAGTTCCCGGCTGGGGCATAGTAGTGAGAAATATTACCATTGGATGCAAAGGCGTTTCTTAACGCGTCCACCCACCTTGAGCTATTGTCGCCAGTTCCCGACGCTGAATACCAGACGATATTGATGGTAGGATTTGCCGCGAGTACCGCTGTACCCGCCCCACTGAAGATTCGATATGTCCCAGCCTGGATACCGCCATTCACTGTAAACGCGATGGCATTGTCTATCAGCAGCAGGCCGCCTTCCTGGAACACTACGGTAACACCAGCCGGCACAGTGACATTAGCACTGAGTCTGAAACTGGTTGCGGCTTCTGGTACTAAAACTACACCACCAGCAGCAGCAGCGATAGCAGCAATAAAAGCTGCCGAATCATCCGTAGACCCATCGCCAGTTGCTCCATGCTGTATGACATTCTCGCCGAGGGCATTAATTCCGTCAACTAATGTATTCCAATTAGTTGGATTTACTGGTGTTGCGTTTGTCCCTTGCGGTATTGGCATGTTGCCCTCCTATGCGAAATCAACCAGCGTCGTGCTCTTGACTACTGAACCGTGTTGTATTTTAATCATTATGTCACCGACATCACCAGGACCAGATCCGTCATCACACCACAACACCGCTTTTTCATCGGGAGGATCCCCGGGCTCCGCTATCTGGGCTATGGTAAAGCTGGTGCCAGTAATTGTATCTACGTCAATAACGCCAGTGACAGTTAGATCTCCACTCAAAGCAAGCGTCCTGCTATCAGCCACTGTTGCATCATTCGATACAGTACAATCACCGCCTGGCGAAATTGCGCCGGTAGTCCACGGGGAGTCCAGAACTTCTAGCCGGTCGATAACTACGTCCGGCGTTGAGAAAGACAGCTTCGATACGCCACCGAATTTTACAACTTTGGAAGCAAGCAACTTGAGATCGCCAGACGAATCAAACAATACTGGTATTACAGCCGTCATGTCGGTTATTGCATTGACGATCCTGTTGTACATTATCAGATCGAACTTCGTGGTATTTATTACTGCTGGAAAAGCCGAATCAAGAAAGCTCATCTTCTTTTATCCTGTAATATCACAATGCCGAATAATCCGATATTGTGAAGTTGGTCGTCCCGCCGCCCTCGGTTATCTTGCAACAAAAGTCGCCTGCATCACCGAAGCCTCCTGTCCCGTCACTAATCCAAAACACTGCATTGTTGTCCGCCGGATCTCCGGGTGCAGTCGCCTGCGTCATTGTCCATAGCTCACGATCAACGTAGTCCTGAGTCACCGTTCCCGCAACAGTTAAATCTCCGGTTGTGGGTGTAATTATCAGGTCGTTGCTTATGATGAGATCACCTGTTACTGTCAGGACTGTCACTGATGGCGTATCAACTACCAGCGCTGTATCAACTTGTAAAGCACTGAATAAAATTTCCCCACCGGAGAGGTCGATCCGCTCTGTACCATCCCAATAGATTCCTTTGGTAACGCCTAATTCTATATTGCCCAGATAATCCACAAATGGCGTTATGCTTGCCACCAAAGAGGGGATATACGATATAATTACCTGATACAGATCATCGCCTAGCGGTACATCATCATGGCCTGCGGGATAGTCTGGCGATTCTGGATAAACTCTATCTGGATAGAATGTCATCAGGTTCCCTCCTGCATAAATCTATAATGCCGAAAAATCTGCTAATATGTCGGTTTTTGCTCCTGCCTGCCCATCATCCCGGGTTATGAGAACCAGGTCGCCGTCGGCAGCTACCATCCGGACGAAGCCGGTGTCGTCAGTAGTCGCAAAACCCGCTATGCCTGTAAAGACAACCTCATCGTCAGTCACCTGGCTTTGTATGGTAGCATATGCCGTATCTGATAACTGAGCGTCATTGGCAACAGTGCAATCCACAGCGGCGCTGTCATTATTCATAGTCAGGTCAGCGGTAATGAAATCGCCAACTAGCGCGAGAGTCGTAAACTGAAGTGTAGTGACAGTCACGTTTGATTCTGCTGCATCATAGGCGATCTTTTCCGAAGTAGTGTCCCATGTAATCCAATTAGCTTCATCTAGCGCCACATTCCCATCTGTATCCGCTACTGCCGAAAGGTCGTTATCTAACGCTGTCAAATAATTGCCGATTGTACTGTAAGTATCCAGGTCGATCTTTCCTGTAGCGGCAAAAATAGGAGCATCAGGATAGTCCCCACTGGACAATTCTGAATAGGTCAACTCCAGAACAGGTCGATTAGACTGTGCTTGTCCGGATAGAGTAACATATTCATTTTGAGTGGGAGCTGCTTGTATAAAATCATTCCAACTGCGGAGGCCTATTTCAACTTCACCTACCTGTATAGCGGAATTTACATATGCTATTCCCGTGCTATTGAAAACAATACTATTAAATGCCCCCACTGCTATCCCGACTGTTGTCAACATTCCGAACGATGCGCCAAAATTTGAATAATCCGAATAAGTAGGTGGTGAACTAAGATTTACCTCACAGGCGAATATGAGAAAGTCTGTATCACTTGAATCAGAATTAACGTATATTTTCAATGTCGCTGCTGTGATTTCAGCATCAGGGGGTAGCGCCGAAAGGTCGAATACTAGGCCATCACGCATTACATTCCATATAGGTGAACTAACTTTCTTGTATTGGCCAGGTTGTACTGATGTAGCATTAAGATACATTCTATTAGCGGAAGCTAGACCCCAAGCTGATAGATAGCTGATTGATGATCCACCTCTTAGTGTGACTGTGGTGCTACTCTCGATACTAAGTGACGGCATCAGAATAACTCCCGCTCAGATAGCAGCACTAATCTCTGGCTATAAGATGATGCCGATACAGCCCCATCTATACCTATAATAGTCATCTGCCCATGTATGTTTCGCTTCTCTGAATCAATACGCACTTTGTCAAGTATATCAAGATAGGGGCGCGCTGGACAACTCATCTCATATATCTGGCGCGGAAACTTTAAGTACCGAACGGAGTCCCTGCCAAACGGTAATATGTTATCCCATGTGGTCAGCATTTCCTCGGACTCGAAGTCTGCCGATACGCCAAGCTGTGCTTGAGATTGTTTGTCCTGCGGCGTATAATTCGACTGACCCCACCTCAGGGAATCGCCAGCGGTAGCAGACCACGGAACCGGGGCAGCGGTTCCCAGTGCAATGCTCTTCTCGTTTATAAGCTCCGCCATCTCTTTATGAACGATCCAGCCTATATCATCATCTGTGAATAGTTCATCCGACTCAAAAGCGAAATCCCGCCGTTTGCACTGCAATTCACCGTTGCCGTCAAAGAAAAATACATAACCGATTCCTAATAACGCCCCGTGAGTAATAGCCCAATAGCTTCGGCGCGATAATGGGTTGGTGAACCCCAATGTAAAAGTCGTCGGCAGGCCCGTTTCGTTTTGCCATGTTGGAGCTGCCAGATTTAGTCTATTCAATAACTCATCAACCAACAATTTCGGCGTATTGAAAGCGGAAAAGTCTCCGCTAGTTTGCGCGCCTTTCATAAGGAAGCCGTAATCCTGTAGCGCAAGCGTAATTTCGCCAGTGGTTGTGTTGACTTCTGGGTCCTGAACTACGCCCGTAAAACGCGGCACGAGATCCCCATCAATAAATCCATGCCGCGCATAGCCTGCCCAGACCTTAACCTTGTCGCCAACCTGGATCACCGAGCGACCATTCCTGATAAGCGTGCCATCAGTATCTACCAGAGTCACCGATCCCGACCCGTGATTGGGTTCGTGCAGAGAGTCCTTTATCCTGCGATTGTAAGTGGCGCTCTTTGCACTCGCAGTCACCGACCCCTGCCCCTCTACAAAGACCGAGAAGGTAGGCTGTCGTCGATTACTTCGCGTTTGTCTGAAGAAGGGATCCAAACGCCCGATCTCTTGACCAAGCAGCATCCAATCTGCAAGCGTGAAGCCGTCGCCTAAAGTCCATTCTCTGGCTAAGTTCCCGAATGATGGCATCAGTCCTCCGTCAATACGTCAACAGACTGCAGGCCCAGATCGGCAGTCCGGGGCGGTGTTGTTGGTGTGCCTGTGCCGATCCATTGATCGGATAGTGATGCCGCCTGAGTTACTTTCAAGCGGGGATTGTAAGTGACCTGGATTATATCTCCAGCGTCTTCGCTCATGGCTTTTATATTATCCAGCCCATCGCCTATTTCGTACTCAGTCCCAAGCGTCAGCACGTTGTCATCGGTAATGTTTTTCACTTCAACAACGTCTCCGCCTGAATCAAGCGTGACTTCCGACAGGAGTTTGACTCCAGATCCCATGTCCTGGTTGATCCATACCGATATGTAATAACTCTTGAGTGTCAGGTTGCCACTAGACCCTTTGTGTCCTCTGGAGCGAACCAATATAGCCACCGTCTGATCGCCTATGTCGATAAAGTCCTGGGCTTGCACCGGCTCGTCTGTGCTGTAGTCGATGGTTGTCTTGTCCTTGCTGGCCGAATCGCCTATACGCATCCAGTTTGATCCGTTCCAGGCATATACCACTACGCCGTTCACATCATTATCCGACAGATCGTCACACTCTCCAACGTATTTTACCTTGAACCGCTGGATGCCATCTATTACAGAATATTCGCCTGAGATGTCTATTACAAAATGGTGATAGATATATTTCTTGATATTAGATGAGGTTGTTATGCTGGTATCTACTGAGTTCGAATCGTTTCCATCCACCGCCCCATAATTTGCTGTAGAAAATTCAGTCGTCTGAAAATCTCCCTCAGCATTGGGGAGATCTACATCAGTGTCATAATAGGCAACATGCGTTCCTGATGGGTTAGTGATCCCCGAATAAGTATACTGAGTCTCGGTATATGCCTGCTGCTTAATAACCAACTGTGGCAAATTGCCATCATTAAAATATGACTGACCTCGCGAGCGAGCGAACTTGATAAGACTGGCGAATTGAGTATTGGTCAGATATTCCCAATGCAGCGGGAAGAGCATTCTTGAAAGTGAGGAATCCTCGACGATAACACCGCGCTCGGTTATATGCGTATTGCTCTGACGTGCGAAAGAGCGATTATAAGACGCGGATTCCGCATCTTCCTTGATCACATTCCCGCGACAACCGATATTATCTATATAAAAAGCCACCGATGTAGCTGTCCCAGCCCGGAGAAATAACCTGATTGTCACACATGCAGTCGGCGTCGTGACTTCCCGATAAAAGCCCAGCCAGTTTGCGGTAACATCCAGCGTTCCCGAAGCGATAGGCGCGCCATTGGTCTGGTCGTATATCACCCAATCTATTTCCTGAGTGGCATCTATCTTGTAATCGAACTCCACAACGTGCGTCTCGTCTACGGTCAACCCGGTAACGTCAATATAGACGCCCTTGCCATCAGTTGTAGAGACGACCTTCATGCACTTTGGATGTGTTGGCTGGTTTACAGTATCTTGGTTCAATGTGCGCGTTACAGTGCCGTCCTCCGCTGTCCATGCAGTGACGTTGTGCAGATCGTCAAACTCCGTATAATAGCCTGCGTTATCCAGTAAATAGAAATTGACAGCCATTTAGACAAAACCTCCCGCCCGTGCTGATGGACCAACAAGCTCCCATAGTGCGCTGCCTATCTGTCGTTGACTCACAGGACTCATTTGATCGGATTGAAGTGCCTGCAATATCTGGTTCAATACAGATACAATGCGTTCGACTCCCGCAGCCCCGCCAGCCTGACCGCCTTGTCCGGCCAGACCAAATTCACGAGAAAGAATATCTTCCGGCCCGCCTCGGCCCAACAGTGATGGCAATGTATTGCGTGTTGATAGGAAAGGAGCCGTTTGGCGAAACTGCTCATTGCGTATCCGGCGTAATTCATCACTTACAGTATTTCCTGTCCCTGCCAGACTAAGATTCGGAGTACCCGGCCCGAACACATGACCAAGCGTAGGAATGTCATTCAGTTTCGATAGACCAAAAGCAGCCGCGCCAAATGCCAGGAAAGGTGCCAGAGCAAGTGCTATAGGAGCAGCGGCACCGGCAGCGCTTGCTATTCCACCCGCAGCCGCTCCAGCCCCCGCCTTGATCCCGCCGCCTATCTTGCCCAGGACTGCTCCAATACCGCTCGCTGTTCCGCCTATCTTGCCAAGCGTCCCTATTCCACCGCCTCCGCCACCCAATGCCCCAGCTAGATCCGTTGCGCCACCGCCACCGCCGCCGGGTAAAAAGCTCGCAACCTTATTGATGATCGTCACGGCGCTCTTCCAGACCGTTGTAAGATCGTTTAATAAACTAGCTATATTAGTTACCCAAAGAGTCATATCGGATAGCCATGTGTCGTGGAACTCTCGCTGATCTCCCGTCAGAGTGCGCCACATATCAACGATTGAAAGATACGAATTGTTCAGAGCATTAACGCCTCTAGCTGTCACATTGCTAATTTCTAACCAGCTTTTTTCGTCTATCGTGACGCGGCGTTTCATTAAATTCTCATAATCATCGACTACTTTCTGTCGAATCTGTTGAGTTTGCTCCTTTGCCCTGGCTGCATCTTCGTCAGCTTCTATACCCATTTCCAAAGCACGTTGTTCTATATGTAGTCCGGAGATTTCCTGCTGCCGTATTTCTTCGTCTCTTTCAGCCTGTCGATCCTTATCGAGAGCTATGTCCATTTCAAGTTTCGCCATAGCCTTCTTTTCTTCTTTTGTCAACTTCAACAAATCGAGCGGTTCTCTGAGTGCAATTCCTTGTGCTCTAAGTGCGTCATTTTCCGCTTTAAGTGCCGCCGCCCTCTCCTGTATTGTCGGCAACATCAACTTGCCAGCATCAAGAAACGCAAATGATGCTTGATTAAATCCGATCATTTCGCCAGTGAGGTTTTTCATTAGTGTTGAAAACGCAGCAACCGGATTGAATATTGCCTCAACAACGCTCTTGAAAACCGAGGTATTAGTGGTTGCGGTATCAGTGATACCGGCAAGTGCCTTTGTAACTTTTTCGGCGGCATCAGTAACGCTGATATAGCCATCGCTACTACCCAGTGCAACTTTTATCTTCGCAATCGCCCCGTCAGCGACGACTATATCATCTCCCAGTATCTTTGTAATTGCCGCCAGACGCTCAGTACCACGAGCGGCATTAGTGAGGGCAACTTCGGAGGCCATAAAATTTTTATTGGCGCCCTGTACAGCTTCCACCAACTCGCGCATTGCCTCTGCCTGTTCTTTCAATGCCAAACCGTGAATTTTGCGAGCAGTCATCAAATCAAGTTCTTTGTTGAATTTTCTTATCTCAAGCACGCCTATAGTTATTGCCGCTCCTAACGCTATTATACCCGCTGTTATCGGCAATGCTGGGGCAAGGGCAAGGAGAGATGTCAAGCCCGTTATCATTAAGGGTATTTTCGGCAGAACTAAAAGCATCCCCCCGGCGATAACAGAAAAAGCGCCGGTGATAGCCGTTCCCCATCCTATCATCTTTTGTTGGTTATCTGTTAGCCTGCTGAACCAGCCTGTTAGATCTGTTAATTTCTCTATGAGGCTCGTGATTGTAGGCAGCAAAACCTGTGCTAACTCAAATCCTGCCATCTTCACACTACCCGTCAACTCGGTCAATCGATCCTCAAATTCGGCGGATGCGGTGGCAGCTTCTGTAGACATAACCAGACCTAGCTCGCGCGCCCTATCCGTGAGTGTGTTTATGCCCTCACTCCCCTCTTTGAATAGAGGAAGTAATTTCTGCCCACTTCTGCCAAATAGATCTTGAGCTATAGCGGTTTTTTCGGATTCAGACGACAGAGTATTTAGTCCGTCTGAAACGTCAAGCATCACATCAACACTGGAGCGGAGTTGCCCATTTTGATCTAAGACACTAATCCCCAATGATTCAAAGGATTTCTTAGCCTCTCCTGTTCCCTGGGAAAAATCCAGCATATTGGCAGCAAGTCGCCGCAATCCTATTTCAACGTCACCCATTGTTGACCCTGAAATTTCTGCGGCAAACTTCAAGCCCGATAATGCTTCGACGGATTCTCCCGTCCTAAGAGACATCTTATCAAAGGCGTCGCCAGCTTTGCCAGCATCAAAAATGAGCTTGGTCAATGCTCCAGTAACTGCGACTCCTACGCCAGCCATTGCTATTCCAACAGTTTTTAGCCGTTTAGTCGTATTTTCACTAAAGCCCTTAAATTGCTTATCACCTTGCTTTAAGTCCTTAGTAAGTTGTTTGGTGTCCGCCGTAATATTTGCGTTCAGCGTTCCCAGATTGCGTATAAGCATTTATTTGCCTCGCACCTTTGCAAGTGCCTGTTGAGAAGTCATTGTCTTCCGCCGTTTATTTCCGCTTGTCTGCCATCCGTCTTTATCAGTTGGCTGTGTTGCTTCCTGTGCTTGCTTGTTGCGCTCCATCTTCTTTATGGCGTATCCCATCAGGAAAGTGACCTCGCTGTCCATAATCTCCTGTTGCGTATATCCAAGCTCCAGAAGGTTAAAGGCTATCTCATCGAGCATCTGGAATTGCTCCTCTATTCCGTAGGGTCCTCTACCGGCTCGCTGACCTCCTGCTCTGGCGCATCTTCTTGAGCATCAGCGTACCGCTCTTCTATTTCTTCCTTGGTATTCGTGGTATAGAAGTAGAGCAAATCCTTGATGATAGGTTCCAACAAGTCGGCCGTCTGATTGCCTATGCGATCTCCGACCTCTTGTGTGGTCATATCCTTGTTTTCGCGTCTGGCCAGTATAGTGCAGAGAATAACCAACACCTCTTCATCAAGATCACCGTTTCCGTCATACAAACAAGCCGGGATATTTGCCACGACTCGTGACGGCAATAGCTTTTTTACCTCGATAATCTCATTAAGAGTCGCCTTATCACCTTGTGGCTGCAATAGCTCCAAAAAACTCATCCTTTAAGTCCTTTCTTTGCTCCTTTTTCAAGCAACTCTATAATCGTCTTTCGCATGTCAATTACACCCGGCCAGAGATAGGCATATTTCCCTGACCATCTAAACTCAACGTATATAGCATACGAAGTACCAGCATAAACCACGCCAATAACACCACGTCGAGTTATTATCACTGCCTGCCCTATACTGGCTCTCAAGCGCCCTGTCTGGTTGGCAAAGCCTTTGCCTGTATTTGGTCGGTTGTATCCGCGCTTGATATGAGACGAAGTGGCTATGACGGCCATCTGCATCCCACCAGCAACACCCTTAACGATGTCACCCCCGGCCTCTTTCAATTCTTTCAAGACGTCTTTGAGGCCTTCCATGTCATCTGGCATATTAGTCCTCGACAATATAGGTGAAGCCACTTAGTGGGATTACATTCACATCATGGACGACAAAATCCTCATTAGCAAAGCCAATTTCTCCCAGGGTTATCTTTGCCGTGGCATAGTATATCTGATTGGTTTTTGCGTTGGCATCGGTATATTGAAGCATGAACTGGATTGTAGGCATAGTTACCAGATCGTTGAAATCGTACTGCCGTTCATTGATCTTGCTCACCGAGAAGTTATCAAAGAAAGCCTCCGCGCCATCGCCGTATATCTTGATGGTAAGCGTGGTTGTGGCGGCTGTGAATCTGTTCCTGACAGTGACCCAGTTGGTTGTATCAGCTCCATTATCCAGTGTTGTAGTGGTCGCCTGCGCTCCCGACAGCACGACTACCCCGGAGTCAGCAGTACCGCATTTTACCCGTCCAGTAAATGTATAATCAATGCCAGCCACAAGAGTTACATCCTGGCTGATGTATTTTGTGGCTGGATCGTCGCTGTTGATACTGTAGCTAAAAGTTCCTGAGTCTTCATCTGTATCGGCGTCGTCTTCTGAAGTAGGTACGCCAGTCAAAGCCCAATCACTACCAGCGTAATTAGTCTCGAATCCGCCAGTGTCAACGTAGTTCTTGTATAGCTGTACAGAATCCCAGTAGCCATACTCCGCATTAGTAGCCGACCCACTTCCCAGATCTATTGTCGTGGAAGTATCAGCAGCCTCGAAGTCAAACTCTATCTCGTACCACGCTCCGGCAGTAGTAGCCCCTGCCTGGGTCACTGTGATCCCCAGAGCGGCGGTGCCGTCAACGTCAACCAGTTGAGCAGCCCCTGACGGTGTAACAGGAGCGAAAAACCAGCCGTGGAAATGGTACTCAATAGCAGCGATGGTCGTGACTGTAGCTCTGGCAAATGCCTGAGTCGCGTCAGTGTTTCCTACCCGCAGCGACGTATTGCCAAATTTCCGGCGTTGCTTGTCCTTCTTGATCTGGCTTGCGGCATCGCCTGCCGACCAACCACCGATCCCGTGATTGTCAACCAACTGATCGAAGCCCAGGAGATTTGCCGTCAACAATGCTTTGGTAACTCGCGAATGCGTCCCGAAATTGGTGGTAGTCCCGCCAACTAAAGTGAGATCCAGAGAGTTTGCAGCAGTAGCCTCGTCATCCAGCGTAGTAGCCGCTGCCAACCCATAGAACGTCCACCAGGCATCAGGGCTACCGGTTGGCTCACTTAATGGAGTCGTGGCTATTGTGAGCGCATTGGCAGCCGTTAGAACAGTGTCGTCCCACACCGCCGCCCCTGCGATCTTGCCATCGAAAGGAACTCCGCCGTCAGATTCTGCGCCTATACTGAATACCAGAGCGTTGGAGCAGTCGTCAATACTGGCCAGCGTCCCGGTTTTGGATGCAGTATCATCATACCCATCCAGATAAATCTTGCAGTTTGACGCGTCAGATTCATCATAAGTCACGACAACATTGTGCATTTCGCTTTCTGGGATTGACGTTGTGCCGTTGATGATATACGCGTCTGTACCGTCATTCACGGCGAAATGCAGAATGCCGCTCACGTCGATATAAAGCACCCATCCCGCTGTTGTGCCGGCGGCTGTGCCTGACTGATCGCTTGTCTTTGCCATCAATACTTCTGTCGCCGTCTGTCGATCCCGTTCAAACCAGATGGAGCATGAGTAGTCCTGGGCTGCGCCTATATCCAGAAGCACGTTATCCGCCCTGGTGAAATACTGCGGCGTTGCCGAATTAATGTCCGCCATGATGCCTATATCGTCTATATTGGCAACTACAGCCCCGGAGCCGTTATCTACGTCAGCGGATGTGTCAGTCGGCGTCCCGTCAATATATCCTTCCTTGAATCTTCCCAACCGATCCGAGACAACTATTTGCTCATTATCCTCAAAGGCTTCGTCTGTCTCTGATGCTGTTGTGAGCGTGGCCTCTGTGCCGCCCTGGACGATGGCAGTTACAGCTTTTCGTGCCGCCATGCGTTCAGGATCGATGCCCATGAGTTCGGCAAGCGTATCCACCCTGAACGCCACCTCGGAGATAGTCATGCCGGGATCCTGCTGTATCTGGACAACTTGCTTTCTAGCGATGGATTGCCCGTACCATTCAGCAAAAGTTTCCGCAATAGACAGGTCATAGCCGCCCCGGTAATCGGCTATCTGAAAATCAGACGTATTCAGAATAGTCTCCGATGTCTCTGCGGCATATAGCTTCCCGTTTAATGCGACGTGTTCGGTCGCCATGATCTCACCTTCCTTTTGCCTTCTCAGAGAAGGTGTTTAAGTTTCGTGAATCAAGGTCAGAAGGCTGCCCGTGGCTCCATACAAAATCAAGTCCACATTCATAACGACAAAATCCTGATTCGTGAAGTTAATCGTGGGTGTCATAATCTTCGCAGTGGGAGCGAAAGCCTGGAATGTCTTGCCGTCAAGCTGGCATTCAACCAGATACTGCATCTCTTTTGGAGCACCGGCTGTCGCTGAAAAATCATAACTCGTAGCCGCCTCTGCTCCAACGCTCTTGATAGGCGTTGCCCCTACAGTTATATTGTAAATACCGAAAGCCTGAGCGTTATCAAAGATGTTAGGTTTGAACGCCACTTCTGCTATACTGATATTTATATCTAGCTGTGTCAAGATGGCCGCTTTTCTGGCAATACTCTGCCCATACCATTCAGCGAAAGTCTCTTCCAACGCCACCGTCCAGCCTGCTCGGAACTCTGCAATTTCGTTAGCCGCTGCATTAGTTACAGCGGAAGCATGGGCGAATAATTGCCCTGTTAAGCCAACATTTTCATCAGCCATTTTATGGCCTCCTTCATGCCAGATTTACTATGTATTCATAGCGTAACGCCTGGCTGTGTGTTGTTTCGGATACATCTATTTCAGGGATAACCCCATTTCTGAATACTTCTCGTAGTCCCTGCACTCGAATCGCTCCATTGGAAATACTCTCTTCCTGTTTGTGCAGTATTGACTTGATCCTATCGCTGATCAAGTTCAATACCGTCATGGGCTGTCCTGCCCCGCGTGGCTCTGATTGCGTGTAAGTAAATAATGATAGCTCACCACTCATGGAGTCGGTAAAATCCCAGGCTTCCGCGCCAGTCATTCTGAGAACTATTGTAGGAAAGACCACTGGCAGATTTCCTGTCGCTGGTATAATCTGATTCGCTGGCACGATAGCCCGATCATCATGCGATACTGCTTGAGATGTAACAGCGGTTATTATCTTATCGTTGAGCGTCAACACGAGGCTGTTGATAGCCGTTATCCACGTCGCCAGAGTAGAGCCGCCTGTTCCGGCATTGTCAACCTTTATACCATGCCCCACAGAAAAACTCGTAGTTGCTGCTACCGTGAGTGCTGCCGACCCGGCCGATCCCGTTCCCGTAGTAGTCGTACTGGAGTTGGCTGGTGTGGTCAATCCGCTGTCATTCGCCAACGCCCATCGCAAAGCCTCGAATGTGAGCTGCCCTATCGCCATTATTCTTCCTTTGGCAACGATTCAAGCATCTGTATCTTTTGCGTAAGTTCCTTGATCTGCTGCTCCAATACCGGCATCCTGGAGCGATAATATAATAGCTCTTGTCTGCCTGCTACAAAAGTCAATAGCGCTGTATTATGCGCCTCTTCTGTTATCTGCTGTATCTGCATCGCTCCCCCCCTATTGTAAATTAGTTATCCCGGCAATCGTCTCTGTGTGACTGTTATACGGTCTCACATGCTGGATCACATACTGATTGTCCTTGCTGTCAACCAACCTGTCATCAACGTTAATATCAAAACCCGGACGGAAGATTATCGAAAAGCTGTTGGTGAAGACTTGGCCGGGATCCGCCTGATTCAGCGCGGCTACTTTCGCAACTGACAAGGCGCGTATTACAACGTCTATGGTCCCGCCGCCTTTTGCGCCCTCCCAGGATTCCCCTGCTTCGCCGGCGGCGTTACGTTCGCCTTCTACCCGCTCTAATACTGACACCTTCGTCTTTCGTCCTCTCATACTATCACCTTGATCCGATAGAAATCCATAGCTGCTAACGTTGACGCTGGTAGCCATTCGGTAAATTTTATAGTCAAATCGCTTGAGCTGAATGACTCAACACCGAATCCGCTCTCCTCGCCCCTATCATATAAAGCCTTCACGCCTTCGCAGACAGCTTCTATAAGGTTGTTGGGCATAGTCGCCGCCGTATAACCTCCTGTGTATCTTACAGCGTAATTCTGGATGCCAGACGCAAAGCCTCCCGCCTTGTATATACCGCCTGTCGCACCCTCGAACCGTTCTATATTGATTGGTTCATCGGGGATTTTGAGCGTTTCATCAGTAGCAGCAATGCCACGTTGAGATCCACACATGATCGACTCCGGTAGAAGCTGTGGTGAAACTTCATTATTCAGGTTGGAATCGTAGATGCTGGCCACCCATCCTTTAGCCGACAACGTGTTGATCTGCGTCACTACAGTCGACAGTGTTGTATAAGTGGCCCAGTCAACATCGTCCGAGCCGGGATTGGAGCCGCCTAAAAGTGTCAACGTGAGCTTGCTATTATCCTTGTCAACCAGCGCCTGAGCATAGGTTGCTGTCGTGTCGGTGTTTCTGATATTGATAGCACTCGCTCTGCCGCTGAAGACGATAGGAGCAACGACTATAGGCGGATTCTTAACCCACAGAGCGTCCCCGCCGTTGCCATCTAGCAACTCATTCACATATGCGGTAGAGTCAAATTCGCGGTGGCATTCTTCGTTGAATAGTTCATCCATGCCTTGCAGGTATATATTCAGAAGCGTATCCTGGGTGTTGTCAGTGACTGCAATCCCCAGAAATGATTTCACCGTCGCCAATGTTGTTATCACAGCCTATCCTCCACGCATTGGATCCAGACGACTTCATGCAGTTCCTCGCTTCCAATAGTGACAACGAAAATAACCTCATACCATGATGTCGCAACGAAAGCCGCAACCGACGTATCTACCAATCCGCTTACATCCGGCGTCAATGTCGAGTTGTCGGTAATGGTAGCACTTGCAGAAGCCTGCACTTCAGTACCATCGGCATCATTTACTGAAAACGTGGCGGAAACTACGGTAACAGTCTGTCCCGGCGTGTGCCTGTTCCGCACTGTTATATAGACATCTTCTTTTGCATTCTTTCGGATATTTTGCTCCGCCATACATCACCTTAAAATATGAGTAAATTGATATTTGGATCCCTTGCCTTCAAAAGCATGTTTACTACCATTGTGAGTGAATAAATGCTTTGACCCTTTATGATCAAATACGACCGGAAAATTTGCCGCAGCTTCGATAAATGTCGTATCAAACCATACCGCATCGGCCGTGTCCTTCCATACCGCATCGGTTGTGTCCTTCCATACCGCATCAGCCATTATGGTGTCCTGAATCCGAGGCGTACCTCAAGTCCGGCTGTCCCTGTCCCTGCTACATCAACATCAATTCGTATTTCGTCGCCAGTTACCACATCATCATTCGTCCCGTCAATAACCGCTGGGGTCAGCGCGGTACTAGAATCCTTTTCGTTTGCGTCTATGGTGATCTCAGTGGTCAGCATGTCAACAGTGTCGGTCAAATTATGAAGTTGTACCGTAGGTGTCCCGGAACTGGAGACTGTGTAAACATGAGCGCCGACTGTAACCAAGTCCATGCCATTCAATTCTATAGGAACTGTAAAATGTGTTTTGCCGTTACCTGTAGTCAGTGCGGTATCGTCTGCAATCACCTTCACAACAGCCGTTTTTGTGCCGTGTATGCTCCCGGCCAGTCCGTCAGGGCTAACCGCACGCGTCGCGTCCGTTCCTGTATCTGTCTCCGCTGCGGTAGCAAGTTCCACCTCGCCAGACACTGTTGTTGATGCCGCTGGAATTGCCTCCCATTTCAGTCCTGTGGCTTCGCCGGAATCTGCTACCAGCCTATATGTATCCGTTCCGACTGACAATATGAGTGGCGTATCATCCGCGCTGGCAGAAATCAAATCGCCTTTGGCGGCCATGAATGCTTTGAGAATTATATCTCCCGTATCAACCACCGTGCCGTCAGATATTTTTGTGTTGAGATCTGCCAACGTATCCGCGTTATGCTCTGCTCCTGCTAAATCGTGTGCCACTGGCGCGGCTGGCGTTGCCCACTTCATGCCGGTGGCTTCTACAGAATCAGCCGTGAGTACAAAATCATTCGTCCCTACGGATAAGATGAGCGGTGTATCATTGGCACTGGCTCCAATCAGATCTCCTTTGGCAGCTATAAACGCTTTCAGGATCGCTTCGCCATTAGTAGGCACGTCAAAGAGAGTTCTGCCCTGAGCCGGCGTGAGTGCCGCTATATTTCCAGCGGTGATCCTGCCGACAAAGGTCTGTTCGCCTACGGTCAGTGTAACTGGGGTATCATCAGAGGTTGCAGCCAAGATCGTGTTTGCATTATAGTCAACCTCCATCACGGCTCCAGCCGCGTTCACATTCGTGGCGTCAGTTACATCCGCCCCATCCTCGACGTTGATTATCGTTCTGAGTTGCGTGGCTGTTAGAGCCACGATATTCCCTGCCGATGCCCTGCCTACCACAGTAGACGCCCCGACTGTTAATGCCACAGGCGTATCGTCAGAGACGGCATAAAGAACAGTGTGAGCATTGAAATCGACTTCCATAACTGCCCCTGCTGTATTCACATTCGTCGCGTCGGTAACATCAGCTCCGTCTTCTACATTGATAAGTGTACGGATCTGCGTTGGAGTCAATGCAACAATATTACCAGCAGTAATACGTCCTATCAACGTCTGTTCGCCTATAGTTATGGCAGCAGGCGTATTGTCAGCAGTAGCCGCAAGTATTGTATTAGCGTCAAATAACGCTTTCAGGACGATAGAAGCCGTATCGACTAAAGTAGCATCAGAGACTTTGGTGTTGAGGTCGGCGAGAGTATCAGCGTTATGAGAAACGCCACCCAGATCGTGCGCTCCTGGCGCTCCTGCTGCCGCCCATTCAACGCCTTCTGCCTGCGCTGAGTTGGCAGTCAGTACATCGGTATTGGAGCCAACAGCAAGTCGGGTGAAAGTATTGTCTGCCGTCGCCACGATTATATCGCCTTTGGCATCGGCAAGAGTGGCCATAACAGCACCAGCCGCCGCGACGTTGGTCGCATCCGTAACATCCGCTCCATCTTCCACGTTCAATAACGTTCTTATCTGCGTGACCGTTAGAGCGGTTATGGCTCCAGCCGTGATGCGTCCGACTAGCGTTTGCTCACCAACACTCACGACTACAGGAGTATCGTTTGACGTTGCAGCCAGGATGGTATTGGCGTTATAATCCGCTTCCATGACCGCGCCAGCGGCGTTGACGTTTGTCGCATCCGTTACGTCAGCGCCATCTTCTACGTTAAGCATCGTCCTGATCTGAGTCGGAGTCAAAGCGGCAATGCTACCAGCCGTTATCCTACCAACTATTGTCTGTTCGCCGATTGTCAACGTTACGGGAGTATCGTCTGACGTAGCTGCAAGCACTGTATTGGCATTGTAGTCCGACTCCATGACAGCGCCGGCCGCATTTACGTTGGTCGAATCAGTCACATCGGCATTGTCTTCCACATTGATCAACGTTCTAATTTGTGTTGGCGTTAAGGCGGCAATGTTGCCAGCCGTAATCCGCCCAACTAGCGTTTGTTCTCCCACTGTCAAAGTTACCGGCGTGTTATCCGAAGTGGCGGCAAGAATTGTGTTTGCATCAAAGTCAGCTTCCAATACGACGCCATAAACATCGTTCAATATCCATCGCTTTGTGCCAGCATTTGCATCCGGGGAAATAACGTCAGGCGAGGATTCTGCTGCTCCTGAAGTAGCATTCAGGATATAATGATATGTGAAGCCGCCTTTGACGCTAACGAAAGCCATGTCCTGATCGGCAAGGGCAGTGCCATCTATGGCGTCAAGCGCGCCTGTAGCTCCCCCTGTGAGGGCATACGCTAGATAATTATTCTTTGCCACAGAATCTCACCTCACATTACAAATATCGGTTGCCAGGATTTTAGTAGCGTAATCATTACAGGCATATTGCCGATGCTTATCAACAAGACCAGAAGAAGTATTATTCGCGGAACAAAAGCCGAAGGAGCCGCAACAGTCTGATCCTGCCATGCACCGATCTGCGTTCCGCTTGCTCCTTGCCATGCGCCTATATGTGCCGATCCCATCTAATCTATCCCTTAAAAAGCAATAACCCTAGCATCGAAATCATCTACGCCACTAAAATCCCCATTAGGTGCATCTGCATATCCTGGGGTCTTAGCGGTTGCGTTGGGGCCTTTAGTAAAGTTAGTTGCATCCGTTCCAGAACCCGCACTTTCCCAGTAGTTATTATTGTCGCCAATATTGGTAACGTGCGGTGTGCTAAAAGAAATTCCTGTTTCCGTGTTACCATACTCAATCTGATTGTTCATTATAATTATATTAGTTGGATTAGTTCCAGAAATACCAATAGGACAACCATAAATAGTATTATGATTTATAGTCATATTGTCAGCAGATTGTATTAACAATCCTGCTGTATCGCAAGTATCTATATAATTATAGGCTAGCGTAATAAATCCACTGGTGACCTCTATACCCCATTCGCTATCACGGCAGTAATTCCACATAACATTTACATAGTCACTACTGCCAATATCTAAAGCATTGCCTTGCGCTGATATTAACTCGTTATTCTCTATGAAAGCAGGAGTCGATAGAGTAGCTATTCCTGGTCGGCCAGCAGTACCACTAGTATTATTTGCTTTGCAATTTCTTACATGACTGCCTGGCCCTGTCAGTATACACCCCGAACTTGCCGTACTGTTCAAATCAAGATTTTCTGCGAGATAATAATCACCGTTAAGATAGAGATAATACACTCCCATGTTGAATACAGGGCGATCCCCGCCGCTTGCCGGATTGCCACTAGCATCTACACCGCGCAAAGTTATGCGCGCAGTTGTAGACCCATTCACAGATAGAGTATAATTCGATACCCCGGTAAAATCTCCGCCGTCGCCATAAAACAAATATATATCGCCAGCAGAGGCAGTTGCAAGATCGGTAATAGCTTCTGCGAGAGTGAAAGCATTGGCTTTGCTGTCACCACTACTATCGCCTCCGCCTGCAACAGTCACATGAAATGTTGCCATTACTTAATTACCTCTTCCCGCCTCTTTATCTTGATAATAGACTCTCCATCAAGAGTAGCAACAATATCTTCGGGACGCTTGCTAATTCCAAATTTGTCGTAAAGTTCTTTTGCTAGTGGTTCTATAATAACGCCATCTACTCGCAGCCATTGCTCACCATCCGCCTCAACTGTAATATGCTTATGGGTACAGCCAGCACCTACAGTGTTTCCAGGCGCTACATACACATTATCTAAATTACAGCCCTCGAATGTAACCCCAGTCATAGCCTCCGGGAAGATATGCGAGTCGGGTTCTTCGCATCCAAAAGAACTACCAACTATCGTTCCGCTTATATCCTTAGTGTACCGTAGTGGCAGATAAAATATGTATACCGCTTGAGTGCCATGTCTTATGTTGCCTGCCTCCCATAATACGTTAATCTCGATTTTCCCATCAGCTATCAACCACCGAGTGCGAGTATCCTGTTTAGCAATCGTGTAATCAGGCAATATGGCTACATCAGCATCCGCTAATAATCCTACAATATCAGCCGGTATTGTACCTGCATCCAACGCAGTTCGCAGTTTTCCCAGCGTCCGGAATATTTCCACTCCCCACCGAAAACCTTTGTGCGAATATTTCTCACTTATAGCCATTCTCTCGTTTTTCTCCGCTTAGATGTCTTACGCCTGCGAGTCTTACGCTTCCCGCTATGCAGCAACCACATTACCAGTGTCAAGCATCACCTTATGAAGATATACACCTCGCCTGTATTGCTATTTCCAGCGTTGGTGATTGCTACTGTCAACGTGCTGGCTACAACAGCACCCAACGAGGTGGATAGCACATGCTCAGTATTCGTTTCGTCCCGATTCAAACCACCAGACATGAGAACGTCAATACTATTGCCATCATTAGCAGCCACATCATAATTATCGTCAGGTTGCGTGCCGCCAGTTCCTGGCACAGTGGTTAAGCCCAGAATCTTGCCAGTGAAAGACTCGGTTGTTGCCCCGCTCACTGCGCCAGTAGCATCATCAGCTGTCCATGCGGCTTTTATGAGCTTGACGCTTTCATATGTTATATTTGTGAAGACCATCGCGCTGCCAGCCATTATCTAACTCCTGGGGAGTATAGGGGCAAGATCTCTCCTGCCCCTGTTGATATTCAAACTATGCCGTTAGCGCACCTTATGATACAACGGCTCCATTTTAGCGTTTACGCTGCTGATACGGCACCAATTAACGCACCTGTCTCGCCATCATCATTGACCTGATAATTTTCAAATAACGACAACGCTCCAACGGTGTTTATACCTGTAAGCTCGCCGTCTGTCGCTATGCGGATAAAGTTATTAGCCAGCCACCCAGTTGCAGCAGCGAAGCCCTCAATCCCTACATCTACGGCATTGGCATTATTAAGCCGACAGCCTTCTATACGCACATTAACTACCGCGGCGGACATATCAATATTAGCGGCTGCAAAGTCACCTTCTGACTCAAGCCCTAAGATACGCACATTAGATGCGGCGGCCATCGTGATAAAGCCGGTATTGCCTGCGGTGGCTGTGCCTTTATTGATACAATTCTCAAGCGTGAAATCATCAGCATCGGCAGAAAGCGTTATCCAATGCAAGGAATTATCCGCTCCCAAGTCGATAAATTCACAATTCTTGATCGTGATATATGCCGCTGTAACAGGTATCCCGACGACCATAGCATCAATGTCGCAGACAAAACGCACGTTTTCAATGGTTGTGTTTGCCGCTGCCATTGTCATAGTGGCAGAGTCTATCGTTGTGAAAGTGATAGTAGGCTTGGATGATCCTGATCCCAGACCTTTCACTGTGACACCTGCGATATCACAAGCGATACCAGCGGCTCCGGTTACGTTCTCCACATGCCCGGGCATGAGATACACTATGTCGCCATTGTTGGGGGTCAGTATATCCAGTGAATAAGCAAGAGCAAGGCTTGCCAATGGTGACTCTGGATTGCGCCCATAACTATCGGTTGAGCCAACGCCAGAAGCTCCTGCGTCTACGAAGAAACGATTTCCTGTCGTAAGACTCTGATCTTCTATGGCGAACATGCCGCCTGGTTGCTGGTTTACAAAAAGTCCTGTTTTCGCTAATTGTCCCATTATCTATTCTCCATTCCGGGGTCGGTTCTATACGGAGTCCCGTGTGAGGATTATTTTTTGACAACCGCGCCCTTGAGTTGCTTATCAACAGGCGCGGTGTCTATTTGCTTGAGCTTGCGCTTTAGACTGGCGTTTTCCTTTGCGAGTTTCTCGATCTTAGCATCTCGCTTGTCGTCTTTTACATAAGGCTCAACGATCTTACGGCTGAGCAAATCCTCCGTGATGAAGGGGACGAACTCGCATACGTCCCCAATACTTGAGCCTTGCCATGGTTTCAGAAATCTAACTTGCATTTTCCTCTCCCCCGTTTTTATTGCTTAATCAGTTTTCTGCGTTCCCAGCGTACTGATTGCAGGATATGCGCGGATTCTCGGATTGAAGAGATTGCATATGGCCACTCCCTGAGTCTCGGAAGCACTGGCGTCGGCAAGTAAGACTTGGAAATGATCAAAGTCATTATCGCCATCAAGCATCGTATCATCTACCATGATCGCATAATGCTTGAAAGTGATAGCCAGCGTATTGAACGTATTTGACGTGGTAGTCATCTTCAGCGGCACGTCCTCGTCTGAACCTGTCCCATCTGCCGAAGCGGTCGCTCCAGAAGTGCCACCCGTTATGGTTTCCGTATCCGTCCACGTTGTTGAGCCAGTAATCGTAGCAATCCAAAGATGATCAGAACTGATCTCTTTGACAATGGCAGTGTTTCCAGAAGTACCACCAGTGATGGTTTCCTCAAGGCTGAAATTGGCAGCGCTCCTGCCAGTAAAAGCCAATTTCTGACCATACTGGAAATGATTGGCAAAGGCCAATGTCTTGGAACCTGTTCCGCTGGCATCTGTTGCCTGCAGCAAGGTTACTGCACTGGTAGCACCAGCAAGATCACCGATCAGGATGTGGACTATACCAAGCCTGTGATCCGCCAATGAGATCCATGGTGAAGTAGACGCCCCTTCGCTAAGGTCCTCCGGCCCGATGCACTGCACCGAGGGGGTCAGTAGGTTGTTTATGCCGTATTCCATTTTTTTATTTCCTCCGTATATAACCAGATTGCGTACTGGTTTATGCTCTGGCTGCGATAGTCACAAAAGGAGCCTGAGAATCGCCATATGCCGGCTTGAACTCAGACGGCCACCAGGGTTGTCCATCCATTGCTGTTATAGCTCTGAAGGCTGTATCTCCAAAGTTGAAATACAGATGGATACTCTGCTCAGTTTCCAAACCTGCACCACCAGAAGGCTCGCCTACGAGATACCCACCACCCCAATCGGCAAGAGTAACGTCGCCAGCATCGCCCACGATAGGCATCTGACCATTGAATTTAAGTGGTATTCCCAGCAACGAAAATACAGGTTTGCCCTGTATCTGCTGATTCACCAAGAAGATACCTGATCCGCCAGTGCCAACCACGACAGAGAGTTTGCCGAGTGCCGGTAAGGCCGTTTTGTTAGCCATAAAGGTTCCATCGCCAATATCCCCGTCGGCGCTATAATGCCTTGCTACTTGATCCAGGATGTTGTCGTAGATATATGTATCAGCGACCTGACTGTCAGCTTTTGGTATTTCGAGCTTATGCCCGCCATTCTGCAAGATGCCCTTCGGCTGCTTCACACCAGTTCCGCGAATGAAGCCACGGGAAAGTGCCGTAGATAAGCTCTGATCAAACATTCTGGACAGAATAGGCTCTATACTGACAGCAGAATATTTCAGCAACTCCCACGTCACGCGCACCTGTGCAGCCAGCTTCCTGAGATTCAGCTCAGTCGTGCCAAAAAGGGCGTTAGTTTCGGTAAACGCTTCCGACTCACCTTCCCAGTAGAACTGCCCATTTCCCGCTGTTTTGCCTTGACTCTCATCGAATCCGTCAATAAACGGTATCACAGCTTTGCCTGTTGCCATCGGGATTACGGTGGCGTTAGCCATAATTGGGTTGTCGGCTCTGGCACGTTCCATTATCCGCTCGATGTATTCGGCTGGAATAAGCGTCCCACCTGTTGCCGGGTCGCCTGCTGCTTGGTTCGCCTTGAGCGTTTCGCGCCAACGCTTCAACTCTGGCGAGGTCGCCTCTCGGTTCGGACCTTCGGTGGCCAACTTAATCATGAAATCATCCATCGACTTAAAATCATGCTCTAGCTGACCCTTTGGCTGCGGTTCCCCCTCCAACAGTGGGGCCTTCTCGGGTTGTTTCAGATGCGTCAACAGAGTCGAAAGAGTCCCTTCCATCTCTAGTTTTTTTGCTTTCAGCGTTTCCAGCGTCTCGCCTTGATAGTCGCCTTCGGATACTTCCGACTCGACAACTTCAACAGCGTCGTCTATTGTAGCTATGCCCTTCTCAGCCACTGCCGCTATCTCGGCAAGCTTCCGGTCGTTTTTATCTTTTATCTTCTTCAGTAACGCTCGTTCTTCATTGGTAAGCATTATAAGTACCTCGTATTAGTTTGCGTTGATTATCGTCTCGTTCCCACCGCTCGCTAATGCCTCCAGTCCCTTCGCCTAATATCTCCACCCCGCTAAGGGCTAATATCTCCAGCGTCGTTACCTGGCATCTCTACGGGCTTATAGCTGGTCTATAGAAAATGGCCTGTCTCGACCAGCAATTCCTCAGCCGCCGTCAATGTTTGGTCATCTTCGGCAGTTTGTTTCTCCTTATCGTCTAACTCCAGTAGTCTCCGCGCTAACTCTGGCGTGATCTCTATCTCATCTTCAGCGGCTTCTCTCAAGTCCGCTTCGTTAAATAGCTCCTTCGTTTGCGTACTACTTAACCCGGCCACGAGTTCCATCTGGTCGCTCATCTGGATCAGACTCTCCAACAAGGCTTTCCCTATGCTGATCCCCTCGTCTTCGGCTATGCCGTGCGAGTATTCCACCAGGTGATAGATATGCGCTCCGGAGAAGCTGTCTGTGCTGTCTACCAACACATCCAGTATCTTGGCGTCTATATCGCCAGCCCATAGCTTAAACATCTCTTTACGTTGGCCAGCGTCCGGGAGATCGAACAATAGAATATGATGGAACCTGCCCGGCCGGTCTATGAGAGCCTTCGGCAGTCTATCAGGATGGTTCGTGGTCAATATGGTCATCAAACCCTTGTTTTGTTTCAGCCCGTCCAATTCGGTCTTGAGTAGGTCTTTATCCAATGACGTGTCCACATCTTCCATGAACAGCACTGTGGGAGCCAGCTTCCTGGCCATATCGAAAGCAAGCGCAAGAATACGATCAGGCAACCCGTACATAAAGTCTCTCGCTGATACCCAGATAAAAGTGCTCTCGGTATCATTCATTATGGTACGACCAGCTTTTGTCTTACCAGTCCCGGGCGGCCCCACGAACATGAGTCCACGGCTATTGCCATCTGATTTCTGGGTGACCTTCATGGACTTCTGTATCGCCTGCCTGTCCTTTTTGGCAAGCACCAGGTCGTCCCACGAGTCGTCTGTATCACCCAGGAACTCTCCAGACAAGGCGAACTTCTCACCCTTGAGCATATGATTGTTATCGGCTTCGGCGTGTACAGCATTCATGATCTCGTCACTCTTGGCTTCATTTTCCGTGCTGGTTATGATGGCAAATTCTAATCCATACCATCCAGGAGTGAAGTCTTTGACCAGAGCCATTTCGTTATCATGACAATATTCGCTTCCGTTGACCAGAAATTGCTTCCGCTTTTCTGAATTCAACTGGATATATGACCTTGTTGGTGGTGATTCCTTGCCTTCATATGAAAATCTACGCGTGTCGTCAACGGTCATATCAGCAGTCACTACGCTGATAGCTTCCAGGTAAGTCCCAATCAGCGGGGATGGAATATCGTAAGTATTGACGTATATCTCTTTGACTTGGCACTCAAGGAATTTGGTGAATAATTCATATCGGAATACTGTGTTAGCCTCGTCATATTCTGCGATGTTGAAAGACTTTGGCAGGGTTCTATTCCACATGCCGTTTGCTTTGGTCATGGTCTTACCCGTATCGGTATCATCGGTTTCTATTGCATTGGCATCTAACAGATCCCCCAGTGCCGTATGAGCCGTCGTTACGGCACTTAGCGTCTTCTTTGATAATGTGCGTCCTTCTTTTATGACTGTACCCACCAATGCCTCGCCAGCATCATCAAACTGCACCACATCCAGCCCCGCTATGGCGAAAGTATCGCTTGTAATGCCATCAGTGCCCGACTCTTCTGGAAGTGTATATGTTGCCGCCTCGCTTGCAAGCAACAATCCCTTTTCAACAGCCAGGGACACAGCAAATGGATTTGACGGGACCATAACTTTTGAGTATTCAAGCAAGATAACCTTCGTGAATATACGCTTTACACCTTCGATCATGTCCTCAGTGGCTTCTCTGCCTTTTAGCTTGAGAAATGCGGTCGTCCGCTTTACCCACGAATCATATACCTTATCCCAGCCTTTGTCCTGCGGCTCCACAAAAGCAACAGGAATAAAGCCTATCGAGTCGCCTATAGGCATATCCTCGATTGACCAGTGGTATAATTGGTCTGCCAGCGGATTTGCCTTTTTCGATGCAAACTGCGTGCTGGCCAGAAGCGAATGTATCTGCTCAACTGCTGCTTTCTCGTTAGCATTGAAGATGATCCATTGATTTGAACCTATCCCAATCTCGTTATAGAGATGACTTCTCAAGACTATCGGCAACTCCCTGTAGTCATCCATCATTACGCCTTCAGGAAGTATAGCCTCGCTATCCCTGTCCTTCGCTATTGTGCTGATATAGCTCTGTACAAAACGCCCTGTATCTTCGGCGTCAGGTTCACCCTTCTTATGTATATCGCATACAAAGTCCTTCAATACAAATTGAGCATTATCCACGCTCAAGCCAAAAACTTGCTTGGCTCGTTGCGCCACAGCCTCCGCAACTTTCATCACGCTGGATGCTGAGGCTTCCTTGTCTGCGCTGGATGCTTCGCCAAGTTGCGCCATAAATGCGTCAAGTGTCAAGTCCATCATATCACCTCTAATTGCCCGGCTACAGGAAAGAGAAACGCCCGACCAAGAGCAAACCTCTCCTGTAGTCGGGCGTTTCATGTATATTCAGTTGGGTTAATTGTCTTGTGTCACCCCTACGATAACCGGCGCAACAGAAAAAGAAAAACCGGCGAAGGAAAAACTCATCCTGCTGCGCCGGTTATTTTATATTGAATTAGATTGTAGGTCAAACTTCTACATTGCCACCTGCTTAATGACAAGCACAAAATTTCGCATCATCTGGAAGTCCATGCTCAACTTTCACATGGTAATCCGTTCTGTCAATAAATGCGAAATGTACGAAATCTGCTGGCATTTCCAATATTGCTCTTCTCATGCCGCCTCCGTTGAATCAATCTGATTGTCACTTGATATTTGTACCATTTCCGCAAGGTCTCTGACTAGCTCGCGAGCATCCGCGAGATCCAAACATACCTGATCTGGGTATGGCTTACCCGTCTTCAATACTCGCCAACAATGTCTCAATTTTTCTTTCAGCGTATACTTGTTACCGCCTTGATGCCAAATAGATATTTGATATTCGTCATTAGTGTAACGCTCCCCAGTCTCTGATAACCATTCTAATCGCTCTATATGTATAGCCTCAGATCCACAGTTGCATTTATATGCCTTCACGCCGCCTCCTTGAGCTTTCCAGCAGTTTCCGTACAACGGCAATTTATCACGTTTCCTGGCAATCCACTTGGATCATGGGGATGCAATAGCCCATTACTATACCGCTTGTTTAATTTCCGTTCCTGCCCGTCTATCCTATGCTGAACTCTTACATTAGCATCCCGGCTGTCTATCCATATTTTCGTCTCAACTATTTCACTGGCAACATACGCCTGATGCGTTCCGTTGTTGGAAGCCCCTATGATCTCCGTCCGGGCTATCTTATCTGTCCGTGAGCCACGGTTAATATCGAACACGCCAGCGATGCGCTTGCTTATCTCCGGTATACCTTCGCCAGCGTCAAAGCCCTTTATCAGAGCACGCTTGAGCTTCTCTCGCGTCTCTTCGTTTATCCCTTTGACGCTATCAAACACTCTGTCTTTCAGGAACTTCCGCGCCGTTGGGTTGGTGACGTTGAACGCACCTTCTAAGCCTATCTCTACAAATGCGGCATCGCCAGCTTCCTTGAATGCTTCGGTAACGAATGGTAGCATAACAACTGTGAACGGCTCCTGCCACGCCGAAGCTGTATATATCTGGTCAACAAATTTCTCGGCTTCTTCGCTGGCTTTGAAGATAGCCTCGTTGTCCTTAAACAACATATAGACGATTGACTTCTCCGCATCGCTGGTGTCTGGTATACGCTTGCCTTTCAGCTTGGCCAGCACAGCCTTCTCCTGCTTCGTAAACACCGTCTGCAACTTAGGCTTGAACTTATCCTCGGTCTTCTCTGTGCGCTTCACAAAGACGTGCCATTTCGCTTCAAGGTCGGCTTCTTCCAGAGCCATGAGCTTGACTGCCGTTGTGACTATGAGGTTGTTGATATTAGTTGTCATTATAATGTCTCGGATGACTCATTGACTGCTTCCGTATAGCCGCCTGCTGCATTGCCCACGCCTTCCAACTTCTGCAAGATTATCTCCGAACTCTCGCCGCATTCATCCGGAGCAAACATGATAGTCAGATAAACGCTGTCCCGCTTCCAACACAGTCAACCGCTCTTGGAGTTCGGTATTCTCTGCTTTGAGTTTGGCTAATTCATCCTTGCGCCTGGTATTCTCAGCGTCAGTAATAAAGACGCCGTTTATTGTTTCAATTGGCGGCGGTCTTCTACGCTCCGCTTCTTCTGCGACATCTTCCGGCTGCTCTTCCGCTGGTTTATCTACAAAGCGGATGCCATCGTTATAATGGCATCGTATTGTCTCCATGCCCACTGTAGCCCAATACCCATGTGTATCATAATCAGCGATATATCCCTTGCTTGCATGACCGATTACCACCACCCGATCCTGCTCCCAAGCTATCCTCACTATCTCTTTTGTCGTCTTGCCCATCTCTCCCCCTCAATCGCTCATAGTGGTCTGAAATGCTACCTTATGTCCTTTGCTGAATAACTCCCGTATTGCTTCTGGCGGCTCGCACGCGAATTGCCTGCCTAGCCAACTATTATATTCTCGATCATATCGTATATATAACTCCATGAACCGTATGTCAGTCGTACACTTCTGGGGGTCATTCGCTTCAAGCCATAACTCCATATATCTATAATCGCTACTTGACTCAGCTCTCGTTACACCCCACACGAACAATACAGAACATAAAGTCGCACAGCTTAGGAATGTAGCCATCCAGCAAAACACGCTCATCCCTTCAAAGTACCTATTCAACACCAAGAATATGCTACTCAATCCAGCTAATGTTCCCAGAATATATATCATCACGCCTCCCGCTTCTCTCTACGCTTCTCTCTAGCCCGTTCCATTATCAGGTTCACCTGGTCTGCCTGGGCATCTACGTCCTGCTGGCCAACCATGCTAAGTGGGACTCTACTGCTGTCAACCCACGGCTCCGATGATAGCCCACCAAGCGGCTCTCTGCCATCTCGTACGCGAATCTCATCAGGGGTCGTCGCTCCATACTTCAGATAAACGCTGTCCCGCTTCAACTGGAATTGTTTGTCATCCATCACAGGATTGTCAAACGCGATGATGATATTGTCGTTAAATTGTGGGGATAATTGAGCATTCAACGCCTCTGTCATAAGTACACAAAATGGCAGAGTAGACATCAATGCAAACTGCGTCAGTGACGTTTCCAATCCTGCTCTCGTGCTTGATTGGCTTGTCATCATCGACTCAGGAACGCTGAAATTGCGTAACATCTCGCGCATCAACGTTTCCCTGGCGTCGTGATAGTCCAGTTCCCTGGGAGTCATGCCCAATGGCTTTGGTTCGACGTTCTCCATTACCATCCACTTACCGGCGTTTTTCACACCTACATAACCAGTCGTGAATTCTTTGCTCAACTTCTTGCGCTGTTCCGGAGCAGTCTTGCTAGTTGTGCTAAGAATGCCACCAAGATTAGCATCGTTCTGGAATATCTTTTGCTCAAACTGTTGTATGTTCTCTGTCAAATTGAAAGCATCAGCAGCCCCCGCGACATCGCCTCTGCCATGAAATTGATAGCTTGCCCCAGGAGCGTATAGCCTGAAGTGGATCACATCTTCCGGCGGGAATACAATTTCTTTCATACCCCGCCTATAGACATACTCTTTGACTAATACATTCTCATCAGGCCGGATCCGCATATATTCTGCTGGTGCTATCCAGATAGCCGATGGAACGCCGATCTTGTTCCGCAACAACAACCAGTAAGCATCGCCAGTGAGCGACATGTACGCTCCCGTAACGAACTTCAACCCGAAATTGTCCCATGCGCTATTGACGTTTCTAAGCAGGTCAACCAGGGGATGACCCCCGACTATTTCTTCCAAATCGTTAGCTTGTGCCAGCGGAGTTCCTGGCGTCGCCTTCGAGATCATTTCTTTCTTGCGATGCTCAGACACTTCCCGTACTTTGGTATACTTGAAATTAGATTTGACGTTAGGTTCCTTCGTCTTGTAAACCCGCAACGGCGTAGTCGCCAGAGCGTTGCTAATTAGTTTGACCGAGGCATGTATGTTGCGCTTATTAGCCTTTATCTGAAATATTGGGTTGTCCGGATCAATCACCGTGCCGCTGATCCCTGTCATCATATTGACAAAGCCCAGTATGCCATCATGCGAGCCATCAAAGCGGATAGCCTTCTGGCCACCGAACATGCCGCCGAAGAGCGGATCCCAATACCGCTGGCGCAAATTATCAACACCTACTGTAAATATGCCTTTGTCCATGCTATCCTTTACGAAGTCTATGTATGCGACATTTCACAAACAATACCTTGCATCCCCAATAAAAGGCGCTCATTAACATCCGCATTAAACGCCACCCTTTATGATACCAGTGTATATTACCGAATGTCAAGGCATCGTCTTTGACTTTTTTAATTCTATATTTTTCGTCAACACCTGCAACCCCTGATACAACGAGAATATCGCCACGCTTAAAGCCTGTCATGTTCTCTGAGAATACAGAACCTTCTACATGCTTGCGTTTACGAAACTTTGGCATAGCTGTATCCCTCACAAAACCCAAATGGCTGGCTTGTCATCATCATGGAAGCGAGAAAATAATGCGTATCTCTCAGCATCCTGAAGATGGTCATTTTCTTTCACAGGATCTTCAAGGATATTGCCATTCTTGTCTTCTTTTCTGCGATACTTCTTCTTTTCCCAAAGATGATTAATGCTTGTAGTCAATATCTTTGAGCGCTTAGTATTCACACAATCGATACCAGCTATAACTGAATTGTTTGCTGGTTTGATATTGAATCCAGCGTCATATATTTCATCTATGAACTCCGGCTCTGACGGATCGGCAAATATTTCATCATTCTTGTCTATATCCAGTTCTTCCATCCTGGCTATTCTGGAAACATTTTTTAACTCGCTTTCATATATGAGTTCCTTCTCATATACTTCGCCATCTTTCAGGCCTATCATGATCAGTGCAGTTGGTTTGGCATAGCCAAAATCCATTCCATAAAACACTTCGTCAAAATGTTCAGGCCAATCAGCTTCGCTTATCTCTTCGTAGTTGACATATATACGCTGTGCCAACGCAGTCCATAACCCTTGATCGTATATACTGTATCGTGCGGGGTCGCTTTCCTTTAGAGCGGTAAGCATGGCGACGTATTGATCGTCCACCCATTTGTTGTTGCGCCAGGTGGAGTGAATGGCAGTGGCATACATTTCAATCTCTTTCTTCAACTCTTCTATAGTGATGGTTTTCATGACTCGGAAGCTGTTACCGTTATCCCATGATTCCAGTTTGGGGGATTTTTCTGAATCAAAGAACTCATCATTGATCCAGCTTGCATCATCCATTGGATTGAATGTCATTATAATTTGATAATAGCTAGGAGCCTCGCCCCGAAGCCGGAGATCGAGTTGCCTGAAATCGCTTAAAGTGAACTGAGTCGCCTCTTCCATCCAGACCCCCGTTATATTCTCAATCGACTTCACCTTCTCTGGGTCATCAAGCCCGCCACAGGATATGAACTGGCCACCAGGCCAGGTATAGGATAGGTCTGTTTTGTTGGATGTGATTCCTTGTAGATCCCAGAGGTCTAGATATGTCTTGAAAAGAGCAAAAACCGACCGTTTTACATCTGGCGACGTCTTCCGTAAACACAAAAAGCCCTCATGATAACCGTTCATCGCTGCTTTTTCGATTCTCACGAGGATCTTCTGAGCTACTTCGTGACTCTTGCCGCTGCCGCCACCGCCGTATGGTAATAAATATCGGTCGTGGCATTTTGTCAAGTCGAAGAATTGGGAGTTGGTCGTCTCCACCATATCTATTTCCACTAGATGTCATCCTCAGTAAGTTTATTTCCGAAATTGAATGAAATGGCAGATCCACTTAATTGCGCATGACTATCTGCCTCGCCCATCAGGAGCAAATCTGCTTTAATTAGTTTCTCAAGTGACGTTATCATGCTCGCCATGTCTTTGGGATCCTCGACTGAAAACTTTATTACACTTTCTTTTTTCCCTGTCTTTGGATTCTCTTTTTCGATGATTGCTGAATTTATCAACGCCTTGATGGGCTGTAGAGCCAACCTAATATCTGCTCGATAATCTGCCTTCGTATTAACTATGGCATCGTTGGTTTTCTCTTCGGTTTTCTTGTTTATCTCAAGGTCGCGCTGGATGACTCTTTCGTTCCAGTTAAAAGCCTTTGACCACTTAGCTACCGATGTCTTGGAAACGTGCAACTCCTGTGCAACTTGCATATAACTTCGGCTGTTACCCAGGGAGTAGTAATAATCGAATGCGTCTCCATGCCGTTTGGTTTCGACCACATCACATCACCTTCGCACTTTCTGGATACTCCATCATTTGCACATTCAAGTTGTCATCTATACGCATTGTAAGTTTTACGTTTTCCTGCTGACTTAGCTGGTGTGGCCGCCTGGTCATGAGCATGCTGATCTCAAAGACAGTATTTCCCTCAATCATATGCTCCGGGATATACTCAGCAACAGCCTCGCCTATCAAGCCAGCAGTTTCGCCATAGGGAAAAACTAAAGGCGCTTGAGAATCTTTACCCATTATTTGTTTCAACCGTCCTGCCAGCCAACTCATTGCCATCATATCACCTTGACCGATCTGGTTATCTGCTCCCAGGCTATGCGGTCAGTTCCGCGCTCAACCCAGACGTCCTCGGATGATTCCCTGTGCGCTATGTACCGCTTGACTATCACGTCGCAATACTTCGGGGCTATCTCCAATCCATAGCACACCCTGTCAAGCTGGTCAGCGGCTATGAGCGTTGTGCCAGAGCCGAGATAAGGATCGTAGACTATATTATCAACACTCCCCCATTGGGTCATTATATCAGCACATAGCGACACAGGCTTCTGAGTGGGGTGTACTCTATTTCTGGCATCACTCTGATTTCCGCTGCTCAAAAAACCAAACCAGTCATGCCTAAGCATCCGTCTTTTGTGTTTGATCTTTGACCAAATCAACTCGAACTCACATCCAATAGCATCGCTCTGAGACTCCTTGCGCTTGTCCCAAACTAGCCAAGAACCTTTATCTCTTTGTGGTATTCGTTCGGCATAGTAATCAGCACCAAAAAGAAACATTTCGCCACATTCGATCTCGAATAAATGCGATGGTTCAAATGGCTGATCATCTCCGATCACCGGTTCGTATTTGTTCCCTTTGGTCATATTCTTTCTGCCTATACTGCCTATACAGTCAGACCAGTCAGTATCGAGATCCATTCCATAAGGCGGGTCAGTAAACACCATATCAGCCTTCTCGCCGTCCATTACCCGCTCAACGTCCTCGGCCTGCGTGCTATCGCCACACAGAACGCGGTGCGCTCCCAAATGCCACAGGTCGCCAGTCTCGGTGATCGGTTCTTCTTCTGAAACTTCTGGCGGGTCGTCTTCTGTAATCACGCGGTTATCGACTTCTCGTTTCAGAGTTTCTATTGCTTTTAGTTCAAAACCTAGCGGCTGGAGCTCAACATCAATCCTTTTTAGTTCTACCAGATTAGCCAGTTGTGTGGGCTTGTCGATTACGCTTAACTTTTGATATTGATTGTCGGCTTCCATCCATGTAAGTGCTGTTGAATCATCATAATCTTTTTCGATAACCCAAGCCCCTGTATGCCCTTCTTGCTTCATGGATTTTATCAACCCATGCCCTGTCATAACAAGACCTGTGCTTTTTTGAACTGAAATTTGGATCTTACCATCACCAAGACGTTCTAACATAGATGCCATCGAATCTATTTGCTCTTTTGGATGAGTGTTAGAATTCATCGGATGCGGTTTTAATTTGTTAAATTCTCTCCAGACTAAATCTGGTTTTTCGTCTTTCTGGCTCATATTACACTTTTCCACATTGTCCGTTTGCCTATGACGTGCCTCCTGTGGCCGCCCGCTTAGGATATGGCTGTCTTAGCTTCTCGATCTGTCGTCTCATCGCTTTGTCTAATGGGTATAGATAACGATGTTTCGATGGCATACTTAATTCTTTTGCACCAGCCGGCATAGGCGACGCTCTATTATGACCATGACCATTATATCGCCGGGGATCAATAAGCGAACCATCCAAAAGCATAATCATCTTACTTGCTCCCTTAGTTGCCCCACTATATATCCAATTAGCAGCTTGATATATCCCTCCATAATGTTCATGGTAGGGATCAGCAAACGATATGCATAATCTCAATTTAGGATTTCGCTTTTTAACCAATCTTAATGTTATAGCGATCAACAGGCTAACACAAGAACTATGCCCATTCAATGCTATTCTTGTTAATTCGCAGGTCTCGAAAATATTTAACCCATATGGTTTCCCAAGAGACGGGGATGCTCCCAATCCATAAATGATCGATCCTATAAAAATACTATTTTCCCAAATCCCGAATCTATTGCTTTTATTTGCCGGAATAGTCTTGCTATAGTGCCAGTTCTCAACAGCGTACTTCGCCGCCTTATATGAGCACCAATCAACTTTTAAATCAACATCACACTGTCCACTCATGACCACACTCCGGACAAATTGTCGCGCTGGGAGTCATGCCGCCATCAAAAAGCCGCCTTATTTCTCTCACATCCCCCGCCGTCCCTTGCTCTGCAACTGGCCGCTAAACCGGCTGCATCTTCAATCTTTCACTTCTATTATATCATGCTTGCCTATTGTGTCAAACTACCTTGACATTCTGCCCTGCAATCTGGAGCGGACGGGTCGGGATCGAACCGCCTGCGTCTATTGGAGTAGACGTGCCTCCTGTGGCCGCCCGCTTAGGATATGGCTGTCTTAGTTTCTCAATCTGTCGTCTCATTGCTTTGTCCAAAGGATATAGATACCGGTGTTTCCCCTCTTTCCAAACCTTAATACAATCTAATGGGCTAATCATTTTCGATGATTTCGATAAATCCTCCGATACGTTTCGTGGATGCCATAATTTCCCTTTTTATCTTGAAAAAAATACGCCCCTACGCTTCGTCCTGTATAACACCAATTACCTGATTGATATATGCCGCCATGATGAGACTCCCCCGGGTCGGCAAATGATATAATTAACCTCAATTTAGGCGATTGCTGCTTTAACATTGCTATAGAAATTTTAACAATTTGTGACATTGGAGCTCGATGTTTTTTTAATGCGATACGCACCAATTCGCAACCTCCTTGGATAGACAAATTATACCGCACAAGCAAGAATGGGGTTGCGCCATTACCAAATATTACCACACCAATAAAAACACCATCTTCCCAAACGCCAAGTTTTAACAACTTGCTCATCGGCATCCTTCCGCTATAGTGCCAGTTCTCAACAGCATACTTCGCCGCCTTATACGAACACCAATCCACTTTTAGATCAACATCACGTTGTCCACTCATGACCACACTCCGGACAGATTGTAGGCTTCTTCTCATCCAATCGTGGTTGTTCCAGTCCATTAGTAGGACGGAATATACCAACCATTGGCTCATATTCTTCAGTCGTAAATCCCATGCGCTCCAGTGGAATATTTAATGCTTGGAGCTCCACGGTGATAGCTTTCAGTTTTGGCACGTCGAACGCAGATAGGTCACTGAGTCGGTTATCTCTTGCCAGGAACAAGAGCGCTTCATCATCGTTCATGTCGACTACAACAAAGTCAGCGTCTACACATCCTAAGCCTTTGAGTGCCTCGTATACCCCGTGTCCCTTTACGAGTCGCATGGTTGACTTTTGCACAGTCATAGAGCCGGCGGCATAGCCATGCTCCAAGAGACTGTTCTGGAGTTCCTTTATTTGCCTATCGCTGTGTGTGCGTGGATTTTGTGGATGAGGTGAAACTTCAGACAAGGGGAGCCGCTCTGTTTCAAGCTCCGCCGTGGTGAGTGCTTTTGTGTTTTCTGGGTCTGCTGTCATCAGAAAACCTCACGTTCTATTTATCGCTCTTAGTTTCTATCAGTTCCATGAGTTTCGTCATTAGCGCATAGGCTTCGACTACCAGGTTGACTACCTCAATATCCTGTCGGTGGACATGACTTATCTGGACAACATCAACTTGAGCCTTCAGAGCCTTTGCGCGGTCGTTGCCTGTCTTGATGCTATCATTTATTTCCCTGGGATCGGGTTTTGGTCCTGTCGCGCCCATGCTATCCCCTCGCAGCCTTACATTAAATCATTATCTGCCACCGTCCCGAATAGTGGGTGGCCTTGCCGTTCAGCTTGAGAAGCCTCCCGACGTTAATTGCAGAGG